ACCAAACCAATACCTGCTGCGGCAAAATCACTGTTGGCGTCGTCATCGACGATACCCATGATTTTGAGCGGCAGAGTTGCCGTAGTTGCAATCGTAGACACACCCAACGCCGAGTTTGAGCGTCCGGTATCCGTGCTACCCGTTCGAGCAGACGTGCCAAGACTTGCATTAGCAAAAACAGCCGTCAGAGCCGTAGCTCGGTCGGTAATACTTGCATCTGTAGCAACTTGGAAAGTTTGCATCGGGTTATCAGCAACGAGAGCTTTGACAGGGAAGTTCGTGTCAACGCTAACGCTAGCTGAACCGGGCCAATAGTTTAAATAGACAGGCTTCTTAGATACCGAATCCATGTACTGAATTCCCATCAACACACCTAGCGCAGCAGTTGTACCGCCCGCCGTGTCGCCTGCTTGATCAATAACACCAGCCGCAGTCGGAACTACGATGCTGTATTGAAAAATAGCGTTTGTGTTGTTAGAGGCAATTTCGTACTCGGTAATTCCGTTTGAATTTGCGGCTGCGCCGACAAGTCCAATAGGACGAAGCCCGTAAGCGGTTTCTTGATTTGCCATTATTTGCTCCTAAAAGCTTTACTTACGAGGACCACCAAAGGTTACACGGGATTGACGTTCTGGTTTGTCAATCACCATAGTCGAATGTGCATTCTCGCGAAGAACGTCCGTCTCAATGGCTTCAATCTGATCTGCATTCTTTCTTCCAAAATATTCAGTTCTTTCTGCAACCGTTTCCAACGGGATTCTTGCCAGAAGCAATCCGCCAACACCAAACACGCCTTCATATTTCCCCGATTCCACAGTAGGTGCCTCAAAATCGGGATATTCATCGCGACGGACTAGTTCATAGCCTTCTCTAATACGGGCAGAAATATTAGTGCGGTCTTCAAAACCACGCACTTCAGCACGTATCCAACGATGTTTAAACCCTTCTGGCGCAGGGGGCGCGTCTAGTTTAGACGGTGGACTCCACGGTTTTCTTCTAACCTGTGTCGCCCGTGATGATTTTGCGCGGGAAGTTCTCTTGATGGCATCAATTTCATCTTGTTGATTATCAGTCATTGTCCTTCCTTAACGTATTTTGCGTACTCTTCGAGTGGCACTCCCAATCTTTTGGCAATTGTTACTTGGCTCGGGGAGAGACGAACCTTCTTGCCGCGTCCGGACGACTTGCCGCGAGATACCCCCGCAACTGATTGACCGGAACGATTATTTCTTTGTGCATCTTCCCCATCAGAAAACCTGTGTGGAAATGCATCTCTCATTCGAGAATCTAGCGCATCATAGTAATCATTGCTAGAGGGGTCAAACCCTTCATCTTGAACGAGTTTTTTGTGTAAACCGAAAGCTGCAAAGGTCATTGCATCATCGGTTCCAAACCAATCATTCTTTTCTGCCCATTCTTCTGCTTTAGCATCGGGGGCAGGCACTGACGGTGCCGGTTGATATTGCGGTTGCGGCTGCTGTTGCGCGTACAACTGCTGTTGTTCTTGAGCTTCTACTTGAGCCTGACGCTGGGCTTTAGCTTGCGCGTGCTTGTCTGCGGCCAAAGTAAGTTGCGCTATTCGTTCTTGCGCAGCCATCTGACGATCTACGTCGCCCGTTTCAATAGCGGTCTTTAGCTCTTCTTTAGCGCGAGTCTGCTCTGAAACTACCCTATTACCGTATTCGGTTATGTAGTTTTGATCTAAAGATTGCAGTCTTTGCTTAACAGAGGTGTTTTCTGTCTGGATAGTTTGAGCGTAGCGAAGTGCTTCTTCTCTTTCTCGCTCCGCTTCTTTAGCTCGCTTAGTAAGCTGGTTTATACGCTTTTGAACGCTTTGACTATACTTCTCGTGCTCATCGTCGTTAGATTCTTCTACCGCCGGTTCCGCACTTGCCTCGGTATCAGGTGTAGATTCAATCTCTACTTCCTGTGCTTCTTCCGTAAACTCAAGCTCTACTTGGCCGTCATCGGCTTCGTGAGCAGCTTTTGCTTCACTCATTTGCATGTCCCTTAATTGTGGTGAATATCAGTAGGGTCAAGGATTGTGGCTAGAATCTCGTCGTCATTTAAGATTCGTACCTCGCTGCCAAATACAGCAGCGTCTTCTCCGTTTAAACGGAACCTAGATCCGGCATAACGCGCAAAAATCACCCATTGGTTTTCTTCGCACCACCCGCCTCGCGGATATTTTTCGCCGTCTTTGTATGCATCAGGACCCAGACGAAGCACATACCCAACGTTAGTTTGAATAGCGTCTTCTTCCAAAGTCTTGGTGTTTAGTAAAATACCTCCCTTGCTCTTTCGCGGAGCGCGAAAAGGCATGATTAGAATGCGCCAACCCGTGGGCTGCGGCAGTCTTTCGATTGCAGATTTTTCAATCAAAGAAGGGTCTAGCACGCGCTCCTCTTCAGAAACGTATACCTTGGACAAGTCCAAGGTTTCTTTAACTTCAGACATCCATCATTTCCTGTTTGTCTAGCATTTCAGAAAGCTCTACAAGAACGTAATCGCATGCGCGAATCTCCCCCATACACTCCCTGTAATGTTCCATGTCTTTAATCCCGCCTTCCGACATTAGCTCGGTAATTTGGGCCTTGCGATCTAGCAGCGTCTTTCGGACATACTGCACAATATCGATACCGTCCAATCTAAGTGTCCTTAATTATCCGACGATATCTCATATTCTCGCGTCTTTGACACAGGAAATCAAATATTTAACAGCTAGTGTAGCGACCGCCTCTTTCCGCTGCGCCCATACCACGCTTCTTGCCTCGAAATATCTTGCCCTCTTCCGTATTCGGAGTGGCTTCTTCGACCAGCGTGGCGTAAGGAATGCTGCCCTGACCTTTAATCTCAGCCTTGTTTACAGGCTTGGGCGGCTCTTTTATGGGCGCGCCCATGATTTTTACTCTACCGTTCATTGATCACCTCTTTTGGACTGTTGCTTCAGCAACTCTCTTTGCATACCGGCCTCTATACGAGACGCGGTTTGGTTTTCTTGGCTTTGCAGGCGCTGTTGGAACTGAGCTTCTCGTTGAGCAAGTTTTTCTCTTTCAAACTGTAGCTCTTGCTGTTCCATCGCCATGTCGTTCTGTTCTTGCTGCGATTTAAGCTGCAATTCCTGCTGCTTCAACTGAATCAACGGATCGGGGCCTTGAGGCTGACCGGCTTGCTGGATTTGTTTACCTAGTTCCACAAGCTGCTGCGTGCCTTGCGCTACAAACTGAGCCACCATCATCTGGTACGGCTGGTTTGTCGCAGGATCTGTCAATGCCACATTTGGGTTTTGCTGCATAAACGCTTGCTCTGCCTGCTCTTCGGCCTGTAGCTGAATGTGGTTCAACAAGTGTTTTTGTATCGATAGCTGCACATTGGGCATCTGTGAGGCCATACCGCCCGTGACAAACAACAGATGCGATTGCATATGTGCCGCGTGATCTTGACCTTTAAAAGCCTGTAAACCCGTGTTTTCAAGCGTGTCGATGTTTTCTTGAGCCGGGTCTTTCGGCGCAATCTCATCCGGCGTATCTGCGCGCAAGATCATGTCTGAGTTTTTAACTCCCAGCGCGTCATACACTCGGCGGTACACTTCTGGGATGTTGTGTATCTCCGGAGCCTGCATCGCCATCTGTAGCTCAGTCTGAGCCAAAGCAATCCGCTGGCTCTGAGAAAAGATGTTCGGGTCAGATACGGGAAGTACGTCTACGCGGTCGTCAAAATCAGTAGCCTTAACCGTAGACTCCGCCCCCGGCACCTCATACGGATAAACCGGAGGTAAGCTCTCTTTCATTACACGAGCCAAGATCTTGAACTCGATCTTCATCGCGTAGTGTAATCGCTTGTGAACAGCACTCATCACACGAGTGCCCTGCTCAATCATAGCTATCGTAGTGCCGACAGCCGCGTTTGGATTAGCATCACCCACCTTCATGTCGGTGATAGTGGCGAAACGCTGCGCTGCGTCCACTACAAAGCCCAGTAGCTGGAAAAGCGTGCCAGCTGGACCCTGGAACGGCAGAGGCATCAAACTGTCTCTAATCTGCCCTCCGGGCGCGTCAACGTCCCTAAATTCACCCGGCTGTAAGGGTGAATCATCGTCCCTGATCCGCAGGCCGCGAGCCTTGAAGCCCGCAGGAAGGTTAGAAAGCGTACCTGCATCAATCAATTGACGCAGTGCAGCGGTCGCGGTTCGCGATAAACCACCGATTGTGTGAATCAAACCAAGGCCGTAAAAGCCAAATCCGGGCAAAAACTTGTAATGGACAAAGTACTGAATCTTCGTAGTTAACGGGTCTTCTTCCTCGTAATTACGTCGAACAGACAATATTTTGCTGTTTTCTTCGCTGATAGTGACGATATAGGGCACTTTTATGCCGGTTTCTTCGCCATCTTCGTCTTTGTTCTCATAGCCGGGCAGGTCTAAATCCGCGTGAAACTCCAGCAAAGTGCAGTCGTAATCGATATTTGAGGCGCTAACACCGTCAATGTGGTCGATTTCATCCGAAATACTGCTGCTGCCTGCTTGTGAAGGCAGGACAGGAATGTCGCGGTAGAATCCTGCGATCTGTTGCTTACGCAGATCGTTTAACGACGTGCGCACAACGTGTGTAATACACGGGCAGGTTGCCAAATCAGACGTTTCGTAGGGCACAACCAAGTGCTCTGCGGGCACAAACTTACTAACAGGGCGACCTAACGTGTCGTCAAAGTAAACTTTCTTAAACGTACTGCCCGCCAAAGGCAGGTTAAACAGCATTTGGTCGAATTCAGGGGTGTACTCTTCCATCACGTTGGTGATGTAGTAATTCATGAAGTTCTTTACGCGACTAGCCTGCTCAGACTTAGCGTGCGTCGTTGATCCAAGAACCGTGGTTCGTATAGGACCGCCCGCAGGCAGAAGCTCATTGAACGCCTGCGCTTGGAACTGAACAGCCGCCTCGGCAAGCAAAGGGTGTGTGACCCCCGTAGCGCCTCTAAAAGGCTCTGTGCGCTCTTCAGTCTTCATGCCTAGAAATTCTAGCCCCTGCTTGTACGTGTCTTCCCAATCTTCGCGGGACGCCAAGTCATCATCAATAAGGCCAACCAAGTCAGAAACAATGCGCCCAAGAATGGCAGGATCAACAACATCAGCCAAATTACCATCAAAAGGGACTTCTGGTGCAATACCCATTCCATCGTCATAATCACCAACTACAGCACTGCCGTCATCAAACTCAAATACACCGGGTTCTGGCGGCAATTCAGGAATGTCTGCCAAAACGTTTTCTTCGGGCAAAATAGGCATTTCAGGAACACCACCCGGACCAGAATCACGATCTATAAAAGCCATATTACTTTCCTATTGTAGCGTTGAGGCAGAAAAGCTCTACCAGTGAAAGGACAGAAACTGGGAGCCGCTGACGTAACCCGTTGGGAGGTGCGCGGAACGCCAACCTAATCTGCCTCAACCTCTTCAGCCATTACCGCGCCACAAGTCGGGCAGGTAATCGCAACTTCTTTTACAACGTCTTCGCCCTCTACATCTTCAATCACAACTGACTCGTCTGGCTGAAGAAAATAGTACCTTGTAAGGAATATCAACGTCGATTGTTATCTTGGGCATTATTTTACACCACGAAATTTTGTGCCACGAAGTGCCGCGCCACCGCCACGGGAAAAACCTGAGTTCTCATCAACCATAGAAGCGTCCATAGGCTGTGCATAATGCTCCTGCATTACACCGTCCGTTTCAGTAGAAACAGCGCCGCCCTTTGCCATCATTTTAAAATCAGCACCAGATATTCTGCCGTCTTTGTTTTTATCCAGCTTTTTTTGACCACCAGTTAAAGCCATTATATGTCTCCTAATAATATTCTCTGCGTTTACTGTAGCTGTATTCGTCTTCATCATTATAGTCAGTTTTGGTCACGATAAAACCACCCTGTCTAAATCGCAGTATAGCCTGTGTCATC